GTACTGGCGTGCGAAAACCCGATACCTACGTCAATACTTACGCGACCGGGTTTCCGTTTCGCATTTCCGACGATTACTTCGCAGACACCGAAGTTCCTGATCAGGTCAAGCGTGCTCAGATTGAGCTTGCTGTTTACCTAAAAAGCAACGTTGATGGCATCAGCCTTGGTGGCCTTGAAGACTTTAAATCGGTTTCAGTTGGCAGCATCAGCGTCACGCCTGACAAGACTGGAGCTGTTGGTGCAGATCGCATTCCGCCAATGGTCGAGCGCTACTTAACAGGGCTTAGAATTAGCGGACCAGGCAACATTGCAATCAAACGGAGCTAATCATGGGCATGGGTTATTCGCCTTCAAAGGCAACAATCATTACTGATCAAGCTGCGCATACTGGCAGGTTTTACAAGGTTGAAGCCTTGAAAGACTCAGTCATTGCCGCGATAACTTCTGAAAGCATTACTGAGAACGGATCAGGTGCTCCTTCTGCAATCAACATTAATACCGGAGCTTGCATCGAAGGCGTAATTTTCACTTCAATTACTTTGACCTCTGGTCATGTCGTTGTTTATAGCGTCTGATGGGACTCGCTCAATCCCTTGAGAAAGTAGCTGGCACCGTCATTGCAAAGTTCGGCGGCGATGTGACTATCCGTTATGTCACTGCAGGAACTTACAACACGGCAACAGGTGCTTCGGCTGAAACGACAAGCGACAGCGTCGTGAAGGGAGTGCTTGAAGGCGTCAGCAAAGGCGAAGTGAATGGCTTGATTCAGGCAGAAGATAAACGCCTTGTTGTCGCAGCTACTGACCTACCCTCTGCACCCGGCACAAAAGATAAGGCCGTTATTGGCTCGGTTGTGTATCAAATTATTACAGTCAACACAGTGGAGCAAGAGGGCGTGGCGATTACTTTTGAGCTTATCTTGAGGGGCTAATGGCACAAGTAAGGATCACTATCCCTGAAATTTCTGGCTACTGCGAAGCCAAGGTACAAGAGCTTGTGCGTGAAGCTTCAATAGTTTTGCGAAACAAGTTAATTGATTACAGCCCGACAGGTAAAGTCAATGGTGGAACTTTTGTAGGGAATTGGCAGCCGCCTGTTTACGCAGACAAAGGACTCACGGCAAGAATCGTTAACAACACTCAGAATTATGGAGAAGCAATCACGTTTGGTAAAAACATGCCGCCTTCCTGGGGTAAACCGCCAAAGTTCAGGTCACGTTTTGGCTTAATGGCTGGCTGGCCTGAAAAGCTTGCGGGAAAGGACACTAGGGATCAAATCCCTGGTATTTGGGCCAGTATCGTGAGGCGCGGATGACCAGCACTTACAACGACATCAGGCAAGTAATCGAAGCACGCATTTCAACTGAAATGGCGTCATCGCCTGCATATCAGGTCAGCTTTGAAAACGTGCCGTTCACGCCGCCTAACAACAGCACTTGGGTCAAAGCACAAATCCGTTTCGGGGCTAACAATTACGCGACGTTGCTTGGCCCCACGACTGGCAGCAACCGCCAAGCAGGCATCTTAGTAATCAATGTTTTCAGCCCGATTGGTGTTGGTACTGGCGATAACTTGACGGTTGCCGAAAGGCTTAAAGATTTGTTTGACCGGAAAACTGTCAGTCAAATCATTTTCGAAGCTGCTGATGGCCCTGTTTTTGTTGAAGCTGCAGCTCCTGCATCTTTTTTTCAAACAGAACTAGCCATAACATTCGATGCCTTCGTACAATGAAACGAAGCCAACTACCGCTAACCCGCCATGGCAACCACGTTATCCGGTACGTCCGGTGCCCTTTATTACAAGCCTGCTGGCACTGACAGCACGTTTAAAGCCGCAAACGTCACCAACGCTGACAACACGATTGTTGTTGGCTCTTTTTTGAATTTCAAAGTTAACGACAAGGTTTCGTTTGGGACCGGTACGGGCGGCACTTTGCCTGGCGGTCTATCTGCAAGCACTCCAGTTTTCGTCCGAACTTACGTGGCGGCAACCGGGTTAGCCACTTTTGCTGCAACTGCGGGGGGTGCTCAACTTACGCTCAGTAGTGACGGGACTGACGGAACAACGCCTTTCACAATTAAGTTTTCTGAATTTGAAGCAGTTGGAGCTATTAGGGAATGGAGCTTTGAAATTACTCGCGATGAAATCGATGTGACTACCATCGGCCAATCGCTTGGTCAGCTTGCTCCGTTCAAGACTTACATCACAGGCTTTGCCGATGGTGAAGGCTCGGCCACTATTTACACCACAGATGATGACACCACGATCGCGTCACGCTTAGTTGAAGACGTGATTCAGCGTGTGCAGACCGGCGTTCAATTTAAACTTTACATTGATCGCGTAGTGTCATCTGGCACCGTTGATGACACAGCAAGCCGATCAATCACTTTGGAAGCTGTGCTTACTTCAGCGAGCTTTACGGTCAACCCAGATGACGCGCAATCAATTGAGGTTGCATTCCGTCCATCTGCTGTGCCTACCTTCGATCTTAGCAAGAGCTGATAATCGTTTTGGTTGTAATACCCCCGGCTTGCGCTGGGGGTTTTTTTATGAGTAGTATCTGTTTACTGTTTCAAGGCTTTTATGTCTACTGCTGGCGCTAGTCTTCGTGCTCTTGACCGCCTAAAGAAAGCCGCAAATCTTGTTCCTGTCAAAAGAATTGTGATCCTGAGCGATGGTGCTGAGTTTGAATTTTGGTCTACGCCATTAACGATGGCAGAACGTGAACGCGCACAAAAGCAAGCTGGGTCAGATGATGCCACCCAATACGCTTTGCAGCTATTAGTAAATAAAGCAACAGATGAAGATGGTCAACGGATGTTTAAGGCTGGTGAATTGGCCGAGCTTAAGAACGATGTTCGCGACGAAGACTTGCAAGGTTTGATGCTTGCTCTTGTAACAGGTGAAGGCAACGTTACAGAGGACGAGGCAAAAAACTAGCCAAGCTCTTCAAAGATGACTATCCATTGAGAATCCAGATGCGTTTAGCCCGTGAACTGGGCTATACGTTGTCTGAGCTATCTCAAAAGATGTCACGCGAAGAGCTGCAGCTTTGGTGCTTGCTGTATGAAACGGAAGCATCAGAACAGGCTGAAATGCGACGCAAAGCAAAGCGGAGGTAGACTTATGCCACACGGTTAAGAGCTTGTGGCATGGGCGTTGTTGTCATTGACCTTACGGGCAGGGACGGCGTTACCCCAGTCATATCAAAAATTGCGGCGGCGCAGAAAAAACTTGATGCGGTTTATCAAAAGACTGTTAAAAGGCAGAATCAAGCATTTGCTGGTGCCGGGAAAGTTCAACAAGTATTTTCAACTAAAGTTGCAAACACTGAAGCAGCAATAAGAAAACAGATTGCAGCTCTGCGGCAGGTGCAGCAAAATGTCACCCTTGGGGGGCAGGTTTATCAAAAAGCTGGTCAGCAGATTGATCAATATCAAGCCCGGCTTAATACAGCAGGAGCAGCAGCGACTAAAAAGGTTGGAGTTTTAGGGCGTCTTAGGGAATCTGCAATAGGGGCTAGCCAGGCACTTGCTGCCCTTGGTGCAGGTCTCGCGGTCAAAGGTTTTGCTCAAGCTGGTATTGAAGCTGACCGTACGGCAAAAAGGTTGAAGCTGCTAGGCGACGAATATGGAGAAACAGCAGCTTTACAGAAACTTGCTGCTGAAGGCGCTGAGAAATTTACGATAGGACAAACACAAGCAGCGGCGGCTGTTAGTGATCTTTTTGGGCGCTTGCGTCCAGCAGGTGTTTCTTTAAAGGACATTGAAACAGTTTTCAATGGCGTTGGCGTTGCGGCAGCAAAAATGAATCTTTCAGCCAGCGATGTTGACGCTGTAATGCTGCAGCTAAGTCAAGCTTTAGGTGCTGGTGTTCTTAATGGTGAAAACCTTGTCGCTGTTATGGAAAGGCTACCATCGATTGGAAATGCTATTGCTAAGTCTATGAAAAGACGTGTTGGCGAGTTAAAAGAGTTAGGGGCTAAAGGTAAACTAACAACTGATGTAGTAATCAAAGGATTGAAAGAATTATCAAAGCAAAAGCCGCCAGAAGCAGACGCATATAAAAAATTCAATAAGGCAATGGCAGACTTGTCAACATCAATAGGAAAACTACTTTTACCTGTACTTACACCAACTATTGATTTAATAACTAAAGTTGTAAATGCGTTCGTGGGATTGCCTGAACCAGTTAAAGCGGCTGTTATTGGTTTTACTGCAGTGGCTGGGGCTTTTGCTGTAATTGGCCCGCTTCTTCCAATAATTGCGGCTGGTTTGGCGGCTATCGTTGCCGTTGTAACGGGCCCTGTTGGAATTGTCGCAGCGATTGGCGGAGCGGTTGCAGCTTTCTTCGCCATGAAAGGGGCTACTGACGAAACAAAAAAACCTGTCGATGAAGTCAACAAAAAAATTGACCAGACAAAAATTGCTGTTGACGCTGCCACAGAAGCAAAAAAACGGTTCATTGAAAAAACAAAAGAATCCCTTGATTTTTTAACTAAAGAAAAAACACAAATTGAAGCGCAAAAATCTGCCTATCAAAACACCATCAACGTTACAAATGCTCGCTTGAATGCAGAGAAAGCGATTAACGATTTGCAAGGGCAGATCCTAGAGCGTGCTTATGAACAGGCAAGTTCAGCGACACAACGCTTGAACATTGCTAAGCAGATTTTCCATAACGAAGTAAATGGCGCAAAGCTTGCTTACCAGCAGACATTAAACAGCATCGAAGCTGAGCGAGGCAAGCTTGAGTTAAAGCGTCAAGGCGCAGTAATCGATGCGCAAATCTTAAAAGCCCGTGGCGCAATACTTGTAGCCGAAACCAAAGGAGTTGAAAAAAAAGCAGAAGCACAAAGGCAAGCCGACAAAGCTCTTGACGCTCAAATGCAGGCTGTAAGGTTAATTGACGGTCAGATAAAAGCTCAAGTTCAGGTTGGTCAGCATCAAGCAACAGCGGCAAAAGCTCAGTTAGAAGCAAAAATAATGACAGCAGAGCAGAACCTAAAGCAAAAGCTCGTTAGCAAAGAAATCAACATGAGCAATACAAAAGCCAATAACTTGGTTACTGCCCTTGGTAATGGGGTAAGGAATACGGGAGACCTAGCAACAGGGACCGGACAAGTTGCGGAAAATGCACGGCAATCAGCGCACATGTTTATCCAAGTTGCCAACCAAGCGTCAAACGCTGCCAATCAAATCAATAGAGCAGCGACTGCGCAAAGAAACTTAAATGCAGCACGCGCACAGTCTTCATCTAGTTCAAATTCAGGCTCAACTGAAACTGCTGCTGCTGGTGCGTATTGGAGCGGCGGCTTCCAAGCTTTTGCTAAAGGTGGCATGGTTAAAGGCCCAACGCTTGGCCTTATTGGTGAAGGCGGCGAGCCTGAGTACATAATTCCGCAAAGCAAAGCGGCTGGATTCGCTGCCAACTTCCTGTCAGGAAAGCGTGGTACTAGCGCTATCCCAGGCTTTGCCGATGGCGGTGTTGTTGCACCGTCTTCTGCAAGCGTAAACATCCAGACTGGACCTGTGACGCAAATGGGCGGCCAAAACTATGTAACAATGCAAGACATGAGCCAAGCTGTACAGGCCGGTGTTGAGCAAACTTTGCAGTTCTTGATGAGTGATGGAACTGTGCGTGCAGGGGTAGGTTTGGACTGATGGCAACTACATATGACATCCTGTGCTTTCTTGAATATTTTGCTGATCGCACGTCAGTTTTAGACGGCTCAGGTAATCGAACACCAACAAAGCAATGGCAAAATTTTTACCCTGAAGCTCAATTGCTTACTGCGGATTCTGATGCAACTGGAGAGTACAAATATTTAGCTTTTGACATTGAAGGTTTTGGTTCTACGCTTGCATCTGAGTTGAATGATTTAACTGTAGAAATGGCCGCGACTGGTGAATTGATTGACATTACGGACGCAGCGATAGGCGCAGACAACTTAATTATTGCTTCCTTGTACATTCAAGACGCAGGGGAAGCCGCTTTTGATTCAGGCAGTGCTCAGCTAATCAGTCGGTACATTGGCAGCATTGCCGCTGCTGAGGTTTCTGATGAGGCAATTAGCTGGACTGTAAACCCGGCTATTGATACACTGAAAGCACAGGTACCGACCAAGAAGGTAGCCCCTGGCATGTTAATGCGTTCTTACCAAGCAATCGCTACGAATACATGACTGAAGTAATAATACTTGCTCGTTTATGCACGGTTGAATGTGCTGATGGTTCGATAGTTAAAAATGCTCGGATTTTTTATGATGGCGAAAACTTAATTTACCGGAATGCAGATGGCGAAATAATCGATGGCGTCAAAACGCACGGCGCAGAAATAATCAATCGAGTGTCTAACTTAAGTCTTATTTCTTACAAGGAGCGAACACAATGACAGCTTCATTTTCAAATAAAGCTTTAAAAGCGCTGAAGAAAAAACAAAAGAGCTTGCTTGCTAAATATCTGAGACAGCTAGCAAAAAAAAGGAAAAATTTTAAAGCAACAGAACAAAAAAAACAAGTTCCTGCTAGTGCATCTACTAAGCGTGATGCTTCACCAGCGCAAAGAAAAAACGCTGCATCAATTTATGCTCAAAGTGTCGGGCCACAACAAGACATTGCACAGGCTGGTGACACTGTCCCATTGCTATTTTGCAAGCGTGTCACGATTGGAAGCACGAAATATGGGGGAACTTGGATCCAGCCAAGCTTACTCAAACAAGGCTCACTTGATTTTAAAGAAGTCTATCTTTATGCTATTAGCCAAGGAAATGTTGCAACAGCCCCAAGCACTCATCAAGCATACATAGGGAGTGTTGCTCTTAAATTTTTGCCAAATATAACAGCCCCGACTGTTGCTCAATACTATAAAAGCGAATCCCAAATGGCAGCGGCTAAAAATGTATGCCCCATAACAAGTGGCAGGATATTCTGTGACATCGACACTGCTTACTACACAGCTAATTTTGATTCACCAAAAGGGAACGTCCTTAGATTTAGCATAGAATATACAACTTCTTTTTCTAACGGCGGTCTTATTACCCGTGGCGTAGGTGATACTACAAACACCACTTGGAGCGTCCCAGGTACTGAAATCAAAGTGTTTGAAGTCGCAACAGGGATTGATAGAACTGCCGAGTATTGGGCAATAAGGTCTACTACCCCCGCTAATACTACGTTTAGCTTTAATCAACGTTTTGATAGCAATTCTAATTTAATTGGCGGGCAACCCGTTGGGCATAAGGTTGGTGCCACATTCCCTCTTACGTTTGGTTCCCCGGATCCAAATTTCTTTCTACAGGAGTACGGCGTAAGCGAGCCATGCGTTCAAATTTTTCCAGCAGGAACTGTAAATAAACAAACGAATACCAGCAACCCTGCTAGCACAGGTGAGCTTTACGGGATAGAAGAAGAAGTGTATTTCAGCTCGGTAGCTGATCCTGCATCTTTCCCGACTTCATATGATTTTACTGTTTTTTCTGATATTACGTTTTTAGAAATTAATGGCGATATCTCTGACGACTTCCAAGGCGAAAAGCCAAGAAAAACTACACGCCAACTTTCTGTATTCTACGAAAACGGAGCTGATGTTGTTTTATATAGCCAAGGGCTAACAACGACCGGGCCGAGTAATCAATTTGCAGATTTAGCGATGCACTTGTTTGCTTTAATTAAAAGAGCAAACCCAAGCAACGCGTCAATTTCGCAGCCTATTGATACTTCTAATTTGCAGACTTTGGCTACTTTTGCACAGAACATAAAAGCTTTTTTCAATGGTGTCATTGACCAGTCTGTGAACGTTGTGGAGTATGTGACAAGCATGGCTCCATTTTTCTTGCTTTCGTTTATTTCAAAGAATGGACGTTACAGTTTGCAGCCGCTGTTGCCTCTGTCAAGCAACAATATAGACATATCTGCCTTAACACCTGTAAAAACATTTACCGAGGCTGATATTCTACCAGGATCATTCTCTAAAGTTTACTTTGGTCAAGCACAAAGGCGTGACTTTAACGTTTCAGTGATATTCAGGGAATCATCAGCTCAAGAAATTGGAGGTCAACGCACAAAGACTGTAAGGTTTTCAGGTACTGCAAATGATGCACCGACAGAACAATTTGACATGACAGATTTCTGCACAAATCAAGAGCACGCAGAAATGTACGCCAAATATGAATTATCACGGCGGAAGCATTCAACACATACAATTAGCTTTGACGTACCTTTGCTAACTACGTCCTTGATCCCGACTCAAATTATTAAAGTGCAACGACAAAGAATTAACACCACGGGAGACGATCGTACAGAAACCGAAACTTATCAAATCACAAGCATTGAGCACGCTTCAGATGGTACAACAGGCATTTTAGCGATGCACTTTCCTGTAAACGGAAGTGGCGTTTCATTAATCAGTAACGATATTGTTAACACTGCTTTTGAGGTTGTCTAATGGCTGATTTCCCTGCATTGACTCCTAACGCAAGGCAGTTAACGCTT